TTAAATATTATTTGGATGCCAAACAACGAAATCTGTTAGCCCGAGATGAAGTTAGCGTTCGAGAAGTTGAGGAACTTTTTACAAAAATGTATCGATGGAAACATACCCCAGTTGTTTGGAAATCAATGCCCACTGATTGTCAACGTATTATAACCTCAATAACTCCTCTTGTCAATGACTTGTTCAAATTTGCTTGCCGCAGTACTGTCCATGAAGGTGGTCCACGAAAAGCTCCACTTGCAGTTTTTCTTTCAGGAGATTCAGGAAGAGGTAAATCAGAATTACTCTATCCATTGGCTTTCAGCTTACTTGCAAACCGCAAATACAACATGACCAATGCCCGCAATGAGATTTATGTCCGTAATTACGAAACAGATTATTGGGATGGCTATGTAGGTCAAAAAATAACATTCTTTGACGATGCTTTTCAAATGCGCGATTCGCCAGGAAATCCATCTCCTGAGTTTATGGAAGCCATCAGATTGATCAATACCGCTCCTGCTCATGTCCATTGTGCGGATCTGAATGACAAGGGACGTTTCTTTTCTTCGGAGATTTGTGTTTACACCACAAATTTGAAGGAAAAGTTTAGTACCTATATTAACAGCATCAATTGTCCCGAGGCTGCAGTACGTCGTTTGAATGCCAATGCATATCGCATTAAGACCAACCCAAAGTTCGAAAAGGAAATCACCATGAATGGAAAGACTGAAAAACGTTTGGACCCAAAACTCATAAAGAATTGTGAGGAATGTGAACAACTACGTATCCGCAAAGGATTGGAAGCTAAGTTGAAATTTTGTCCACATGTACAATTGTTTGATAAGTATGACTTGATGACTGATGAAGTCCTAGAGAATGATATGACGTACAAAGATTTGGTGAAACAACTGAAAGAATACGATGCAGAACTCGTCAATTCTGAAGATGAAAAGTTGTACATGTATGAAAAGTTGATTGAAGATCCTTACATTTTCGAGATGAATGAAGCCGATGTGTACGAAGACGCCCGAGAATCTTTGGAGATTGGTGCATTGGATTTAGCAAGTGCTACTGATTTAGTTGCGTACAATACTTTACGTGCTTATGTTACATACTTAACTACTCCCCATCCTCAAGGTCTAGGCATCACGGATTTAGATCAGATTCATGCTGACATAAGTGCCCATTCTGACTATTGGACAACTTTTCAACGCTTAAATACCTATGGAATCCGCAATAGAGAGCATCCAAATGCTTCTCTTCAGATTGCTCTGGATAATCAGGAAATTCAGTATAATTTCGATACACAGATTTACCATTCACGTCAGAATTTGTGGTATTCGTTCAATAATGTTTACAATTCTTTTAAGAAATATGT